TCCGCGTGATAGGCTTCAATATCCTGCTGCATACGCCAAAGCGCATAGAGCTTGAGGAACTCGTCCAGGTCGTAATATTCCTCAAGCTCATGTTTTGACGCCATTTTTGCGCTGATAATAACCCACAGGCGGAGTTCCAATTCGGAGAATTGAGATGCGTCTAGCTTGCCGTATTTTTCGGACTCGGCTTCGGTTTCTGAATCAGCGCGGCGATTGCTTCTCCAGATTGGATGCCGAGTTTCTCGAAAAAACCTGAATAGTTGGCCTTTATCACATCGAAAGCGAGTATGAACATATCCTGCGCGTTGCCGCAAAACAATTCATTGGCGAGGTCTTCGGTAAGACGTTCATTGTTGTCTTCGCCCTCGCGCGTTACAGAGATATTCCTATGTTTCACAAGGAGCTTTTTCAGCAGGGATTCAACTCTGTCTCCGCTTATGGCGGACAGCCCGCTTGCAAGCGCCGGAGCCGCGTCCTCAACATTTATGTCCAAAAGGCTGGCCGCTTCACCCTTGCTTTCGGCTGCCCTGCCCGNAACAGGNACNATAGATGACAGAATCGGCATAATCAGCGACGATACATCGCCGCTGATATTCGCNGCGGTAAATGCTGCGAACGGTCGAATAAAAAACCTGTTTCCGTTCAAATCCCTTTCGGCTTTTACNTCAAACTGTATCATTATTCACTCTCTCCCTCAAAAGTGGATTCGCCGCAGTCGATTTCGATTTCGCGGTTTGGCGCTTCCTTGCCGAACTCCCGATTGGGCGGTTTGACTACCCACGCTTCCTGAGCCGAAAACACCAATCCGCCCTTTAGGTCTTTGATTAATACCGGGAATGTACCATCGCCTGTATCNCTATCTTTGTCGTACTGCTTTTGCGCCCACGCGACGGTTGGCGATTGCACGTGGATTGTCACCTTTACCTTTGCCGTGGAGTCAGGATCAATTGAGCGTATGACTTCGCCGTCGCAGCCTACTTTTTTAGTAATGCCNCCGCCGTTTGGCTCAATACTTACATATGAATCGTCCGCGTATCCTGAAACGGCATGTGAGCCGAAGGNTATCANCACTTCTTTGCANTTGTATGTTTTAACTGTTNTTCTAGCCATTTTTTATTATCTCCCTAATATGTCAATGCGCCGTTTACGCCGACGGCNTGAATAGCTCCGGCCAGACGCGCGCTGAATTTGCATTCCGTGAGTATGCGGGAAGCCTTCTGCGTCGCCGTAAGGCTTTGCGATTTTGGAACGGACACGCGAAAGCCCGGTACGAGATTCCCGTCCTCGTCATATTCGTTTTCCGCAACAATTCCGCGAGCCTGCGCCGATTTCAAGCTTGCGATCATTTCATTCTGGACAAGCGCGATACCGTTATCCGTATACGCGATTTTCGGGTTCATAAGCAGCAGGTTGAAAATACGGAGACGCATATCGTTCTGAAGCCAGTCGCGTCCGCGTATGACGTCTATCCACTCGCCCGCGCGTACCTGCCCGTTCATAGTGATCTTGCGTCCGGCATATTGCGCAAAATAGTTACTGTGTTCGTCCATAAATATTTTCTTTAATATGCCGCTGAAATTTGACGGATAAACGCCCGCAAGCTGTTTAAACGCCCATGTCTCCGCCCCGGAGGGATACGACAGGCATTTAGCGACAGCCGCGACATGCAGGTATGCGTTTGCCTCCGGTACGTCGGTTGGCGAGTCATTATCATTCTCCAGTCCGCACCAGCCCTGCGACCGGAAGAAAATGCNGCCNACCGGGTCTTCCGTCGCAAGGAAAGTGTAGGCAAACATTTTCGTCTGCGCTTCCGTCCATTCGGCGATAGATGCGTAATCGGTCTCCGGTATACCGGCGGGGCATACGACGTACCACCCCGTGGTGTTAAGCGCGCGGTCTAGCGTGGCCGTTACCGGCTCAAGCGCCGTACTGCCCGTTTCCTTTTGCGCGGCAATGAATATCTTTGACGGTTTCGGGTTTTGCGAAAACGCTATCCGCGCGGCAATGCCGACCGCGTCGGCGTTTTCACCAACTGCGGCATACCCTGCGGCAACCACTTCCGAAAGATCGGAATATACGCCCACATCCGGCAACGGCTTGGGCGGCGGCGCTACGGGCGGCAGTCCGACAATGAGCAGATTGTCAAAGCTCGCGCTGTCGACCGCAGGCTGTGCTATATCAATATTGACCACGACAATATCGTTAAGATTGTTGTCCATTGATTGATTCCTCCTAAAATTCTGTTTTAACCTGGTTAAACCAGCCTGTTGACTGGTCTGCTATTTCCTGCGACCTGCCGCCNGACGGCGTAGGCNTGAACTCCGGCTGTTCCGAAAGCGGCTTCCCGTCTTCGCCGTAAGNTATGCCGCCTTCCCACATGATGCCGCCATGCCCGACGGCTGTCTGCGTGAAGCCTATCTCCAATTCGACCATTGCGCGGTAATCCCACGTCGTATCGTTTACGAGTTCCGTTAGGTCTTGAACCTCGTTTGCAAGAATCGAAACGTCGTGAATATCACTCCAATGGTCTACGGCAACCGAATTGATGTAATTCACAAAGTCTGTCAAATCCTCCACGGCGGTGTTCTCATACGCCGCCGTGACATTGCCGCCGCCCGATTCCAATAGAGCGCCTTTGGTGTAAAGGTCTACCTGCAGCGTCGTTTTCGATGGNTAGCAATGTACAATGATGCCGTCTACCGTCTGTTTAATTGGCTGATATGGCCTTTGAACGGAGATTGTTGAAAGTACTACCGCCGGCGCTTTCGGGTTCACGGCTCCGCTGACCTTATCCCATGCCACAATTGCGTTTTTGAAGTAACCGCTCGTGAGTTCGTATAGTTTTTGCTTGAGTTCGCGCAGCGTCATGGCTCTACCTCCTCCGGTTCCGGTTCCGGTTCCGGTTCCGCCTGCGACGCGTCAAAAGGAGCGCCTTCCTGCTCGCCCGGAGGCTGTAAGGTAAACTCCGAGCGGTAGTGAGCAAGCGCGGTATGTTCCCACATGACGGACGACGTACACGCATACCACAATCCCTGATAAAACAGCCGGTCTCCAGGTATGCCATCATACTCATCCGCCGCCGTGAGTTTATTCTTGCCGTATGCCTTCACGCGCTTGACCGTCCGTTGTCCTTCCGGCAAGGCCTGAAGATCGTCCGCGCTAAGAGGCTGAACATCGAGCCGCAGTTTCACGTCCGTATACGGCGCGCGCGGATAGCCGTTGACGATCTCCTGCTTACCATACTTCCGGACGGTGTACGGTTTTCGGAAAATTCCAATACTCACATGCTTATCCTCCTTTCTCCTCGATTACGTAATGGACTGATTGCCTCATCCGCCCCGTGTCGATGAGCGGTTTGGAAATCGTTCCACCGGCGATAACTTTTCCTTTATTTTTACCTCTGGTGATTGTGCGGTCGTTTTTGCGATTGTTTTTAATCTCTTCTGCCGTCAGTGACTTTTTGAGCTTTTGGTTCCTGTTTATCTTTGCCCGAATTGTTGACGGTTTGTTTTCCACAAAATCACCGTCGCGGATGGTTTTTTGAATTAGGCCTACCTGCATAGCGCCAAGCGCCTGCAAAGCATCCTTCGCCGTAGCCGTTCCTTTGGCTATCGCGTTGAGTTGCGCCGCGCACATCGCTTTTATCTGACCAGTGTTGTTATCGACGCTCTGGCGCAAAAACGGACGCGGCGGGGAACGCGCAGTGCCAAGCTCGTTCCACATCGCTATATCCGCCATATCCGCGCCGCTGTCCTTGTCGGTTTCCCTGCCGTGCTGGAACCCGGCGCGCGCCTGCAGCTTTTTAAGTTCGGCAATTTGCTTAAAAAACCGCTTGCCGTCCGGAGTTATACGATCATGCCCGGCCATTACCGCTCACCGCCTGAGACGATTGCAGGCCCGCACATATTCCGCAGGCTGAGGTATTGAACGCCATATTCCGTAAGCGCGAACTCGGCGTCTTTTCCAGTGAATTGNGCCGTATTGCTGTTGAAACTTATAGACGTTTCGCCCTCGGAATAACTTGCGACGCGCATGAGATCGCCGACGCCCATTGCTCCCAAGCCTTCGGAAGCGTCCTCGTCGGCAGGGGCATTGAGGCCGGCCATCTTCATGCGATGCGCCGTGAGATATGCGAGAGCCTGCTGGTACAGGCTCCCGAAACGCTTTTTACCGACAAGCGGCGCTGTCAGTTCAATCCACTGACCAACGGCCGCGTCGTCAATGCCGCTAAATTCAGACGCGGCCATCCTGACTATCTGCAAAACAGGAGTGACATCCATAGGACATCACCCCCTATCCCGCCTGCCCGTCCGCGGACTTTTCCTTGTTGGACGCGGACGTTTTCTGTTTGGCGCCATCAGCCTTTTTGGAAGCTGCCGCCGCCGCNGCGGGAGNTTCAGCCGAAATCAGCCAGCCTTTGGCAAGGTAAAACTTGACCGTCGGATGTTTTGCGCCATAGCCGTCCGGCAGTTCTTTGGTTTCTTCCGGCAGAATAGTGAC